CGGTCAATGTGAATGGAATGGAGAAATTCCGCTATACCATCGATGTACCGACTCTTGAGTCGCCAGCATCGGGTGGAAGCTTTGCTCCTCCTCCAACTCGGGCTTATGGAACGATCGCAGTCATCGAGGTCTGGGCGCACTCTCGCGCATCAGACCAGGAGCTGAAGGATATCGTTGCGTACGTGAAGAATTTCACTGCGTCGACGTATTTCTCCAACGCTATCGTGAAGCGCGAAGCCGCCTGGTAATTTGGGGACTATATGTCGCCTCTTTACAAGGTAGTACTCGTACTTATCTTCACGGTATTGGTCCCAACTTTCTGGGCCAATCCCTTCCTTGATCTCATCAGGATGAAACGCTATGCTCCATATGCACAAGACACCAAAGTGTCTCCCACTAGTCCCACAAGGGACCTTGAGTAAACACCGAAAGCGGCTTGACGGTGAGTCTGGGCGCGGGTCTCGCAAGAGTCCCGTTACCAGTTCACGTCAGTCGCAATCGGTGCAGATACAAGTCAAGGATCAACGCATTCCACGGATACTTCACAGTATTCGTCGGGGTGAGTCTGATTCTTTGATTCTGGGTTATCTCGAGTCTCTAGGCACACCTAGGGCACTGTCAGTTTGGCTGATGTATCGCACGGGCGAACACCGGCAACTAACCGCGTATTCAATAGATCAAGCTGACTATGTCGACTACGATAATGGCTCCCTCCCGGGAATCACTCGTTTTAGACTAGATTATGCTGCGTCGCGCTTCCTTTCAAAGTGTGAAGGTTTAAAAACCGGAATCGATCTGAAGAAGGTTGCAATTGAATCGGCCGAAAAAGCCGAGGCTCAATGCAAGTCCACAAACCAACGCTTGGTCAAAGAGAGTCGCTCTGAGGCAGTGATGCCCCAGATTGTGAACGAGAATTTCTTTCGTATCACAAGTACAATTGCGAAAATCCTTGGCCCAGTGCCTGAGTCCTTTCCGGACACAGGGTGGAGCACCGGGCGGACTAGTTCCGCGTACGGTGATGAGCTAACAAGTGTACATAAGTATTGCACACGGTTAGATGTAACGTTATCAGCACGGAGAAGAGCAAGCGAACTCCTTCGTGGTTCACCGATCTGGGGGGCCGCCGCTTTGGATGCGGACGGTCCTGTTAGCGTACTAACAAGTGCGCTGACTACAGTGAAAGGGAATACAATGATAACGGTCCCGAAGAATGCAAAG